CAGCCCGCAATACCGGCGCCTGCGCCTCCGCCTCACACGCCGCCCCCCGCGCCGACGCCCCCGTCGCCTCCGCCGCACATGCCGCCGCCCGCCCCGACGCCGGCTCCGTCTCCCACGCCGCCGCCAACGCCTCCCACTCCGCATTCCACTTCGCCTCCATATCCCACGCCGCCGCCCACGCCGCCCGCGCCGCCTCCTTCATTTCTTCGGTCGTCGCACGGCCATCCACATAGCGCCGCATCACTCGCACTGCATCCCACGATCGTTGATCTGGTTCGCTCCCTGATTCGCGCAACGTGCATAATGCTCGCGTTGCCGTATCACACTCGAACAGCAATAATTCCCGACGCGGAATGAGTGTGCAGTTCAGGGCGACCCAGACACGATCCGCCGGCGACACACGCTCATCGCTGAGTATCGTCAGTAGCGTTGTGTATTTTTTTCGCCCGTAGAGTTTGCCGAGGTACTCCCTGCTGCAATCCGAGCACGGCCCCCACGACAGAATATCGTCGATCGTGATTCGGTTAATCATTGGCATCGCGTTCCTTTCAAAACAGCACTTCCTGCCGCAGCCGGTTCGCGGCTATCTCGCAGTATTTCTCATTCTGTTCGATACCGATGACTCGCTCGAACCACCGGCACCCGGCAATGAGTGTCGAGCCGCTACCGGCAAACGGGTCCAAGAGCGTGCCCTTGTGGCCCGGTTGTGATAGGAGCTTGCACAGGTAGGACATCAGGCCGAGCGGTTTGACCGTGGGGTGGCTGTTACCATTGCCGCGTTCGCCATTGCTGGCCTTCGCGCAATAGAAAAAGCGGGCGGCGGAACCGGAGTTAGCCGTGAAATCCTTATCGGCCTTCCCGACCGTAAACACCCTGACCACTTCCTCACTGCCGTCGTGGATTAGGTTCGCGGGCCAGCGGCCTAATTTTTCCCCATCGTGACCTTCGACATATTGAGCCAAGTCTTTACTAAAAGCTGGCAGTCCACATTTAACACGATTGGAACTGTGCATATCCATTCCAGCCTTACCAGATTTTGCGGCAGATTTTCGAAGATCAATAGATGGATTGTGCCCTTCAATCCGACACCCATCCACCCACAACGCCCCTGCCCCATACTCCGTACAGTTCGCGGCGACCGTGCCGGATAGCGGCTTGCGAGAAAGGACGACGGGCTCCCAGGCCGGTTTCAATGACGTACCCCAGCCGTCCCATTGCTTTGCGGCCTCGGTCGCGGGGGCGGTTTCGTACTGCCCCTGCCAGTTGCCGTCTTCCATAAACGGACGTTGCCATCCTTCCGCACGCTGCTTGCTGTTCCGTGCTTTTGTTCCGTCCGCAAATACCTTGCGATTTCCGCGAATCCTCTCTGCTCCCGCCGCCTTGTCGATAGCTTTTGACACGTTTAACGTTTTTGGAAAGCCCGAGCCGTAAATCCAACCGAGACAATCCCTCACATCCCACCCGGCGTCTTCAATCGCACACATGAGACGGTGGTGGGTGCGCGTGCCTCCGAATGCCAGCATGTGGCAGCCGGGCTTGGCGACTCGTAGGACGGCCTTCCAAAACGGTACGCCAGGAATCCCGTGGTCCCATCCCTTCCCCATAAACCCCAAACCATACGGCGGGTCGGTCACGACGGCCGTAATGCTCTCGGCCTCCAACGCGGCCATCACCTCCACGCAGTCGCCGTGGATCAGCGCAATGCCGTCGCGGCACTCGCACGGCCAGCAGTTGCAGCGATAACAGGTCACAGCCATCGCGTTCCTTTCAAAACAGCACTTCCTGCCGCAGCCGGTTCGCGGCTATCTCGCAGTATTTCTCTTCAATCTCGACCATGATGCACTTGCGGCCCAAGTCCTTGCAGACACGGCCGGTCGTGCCGCTGCCGGCGAAGGGGTCGAAAACGGTGTCTCTGGGGCGGGATGACGCTCGCACTAATGGCTCAATCACGGCTATTGGCTTCTGCGTGGGGTGGTCAAGTTTTCCCGGTTGCCCGTGGCGGAATGAATCAGACACCAGCACATTGCTTTTCGGTGTATCCTTCCCGTGATGCGTCCAGGTTCGACCCTTTCGCGGATATGCAAACACGCACAGTTCCGCGCCACTTGGCCAGCCGCTTCCGGGCGGTGCGTGTGCCGGGCACTTCTTGGCCCAAACGAGGAATCTAGTTCGGAGGCCCGCACCCGTAAACTGTTCGACTAGCGGGCCGAATTGCTCGTGACCGCACCAAACATAGAAGCTCGCAGTCATACTGAAGCCCCGCCACCGTGGATCGCAAATATCAAGTGCCAGTGCGCCCGCGTGTTCGGGTGTGTCGCCCGGAAAGAAATCAAACCGCCTTGTCCCTCTGCTGTCAGCGTGATTGTGTGCAACTCCCGGCATCGAAATGCCGTACATGGGGTCCGTCAGCACCAAATCCACGCTCCCCGGCTCCAGCAACGGCAGCACGTCGCGGCAGTCGCCGTGGATCAGCGCAATGCCGTCGCGGCACTCGCACGGCCAGCAGTTGCAGCGATAACAGGTCACAGCCATCGCGTTCGCTCCTTCAGGTAGTACGGATCGAGTATTTGCCAGTCCGGCAATCGCCGGTGATACAACGCCGCCAGCCGATCCGCGTCCCACTCCGATGTGTGCGACTTGATCCAGAGCACCATGCCGAGCGTTATGTGCGGCTGTAACTCCTTCGTCTGTTCGTCGCGGTAGCAGCCGTCGTGGATCATGTCGTGGCACCGACCGCAAACGAAAAGGAAATTGCAAGACTCGTCGCTTCGCCCGTTCGCGCCGTGGATGATGTGGTGGACCCACATCCCGCGCCACCCCGCCCGAGCCCACGGCCTGTGACACACCTGGCAGCGGTCACCGTGGTCGCCTTCGCTTCGCCAGCGCTCGCGGACTTCCTGGTCGGTGATCGGGTTGGCTTTTCGGAATATCATGCCTGAGCCTTTGTTGCTGGTTTTTCCGGTACCCGCACTGCATCGAGCATGGCGTTCAGGTCCAAGCCTTCCACTCGTGGTTTTTTCCACAACAGCGTCTTGAACAACCCGATTGGCTTCCGTGGGCTTCCGCGCAACGTTTCGTCCAGGGCGGTATGCCACCAATCCTGAGACAGCCTTGTCACCGCCAGATACGCCAGCTTCAGCAGCATGCACCGGTCCTCCGGCTTCATGGGCGCTCGCTCCCAATTCCGCTTCGGCCAGAGTTTGTTAACCGCGTCAACGTGCATCCGCATGGCGACCGTCCAGTTTTCCGAATCCCAGCCCTCTTCTAAAATTCCGACCGGAACACCGGACGGACGGGAATTCTTTTCTTTTCCGTTCCGTTCCGTTCCGTTCCGTTCTTGGCTAGTTGCCTGACAGCCGCCTGACAGGTCGCTATCATCCACGTCTTCGAGCCACCGGATTTCGAGAAATCGGGGTATGGCTTCCCGGAAAACATGGGCACCGATCCGCGTGAGCCGAGAGAGGGATTCCGCATCGTGCGGCACGCCTCCGTCTCGAATCAAAGTGCCACGCGGCTTGCACTTTGACGCCACCTGCACGAGCAGGCACCACACTCCGTAGTGGGATGCTCCGTGCTCGTGATCGACGAGTTGCGTGTACCCGTCGCCATCGTGTTTGTTTGGGATTGGAACCCAGCCCAGCCGGTCGTATGCGCGGGTACGACTGTTCTCAAACAGTTCATTCCAATCTCGAATCCGCCACACTATGCCGCCCTCCCTTCGGCCTTTGCCCACTTTGCTAATGAAACTGGGCCTATTCCATGGAGTCTAATTTCGTGCAGCATCATTGGGTCGCCACGCAGAATCTTATTTAGACGCCTTCCCGACCAGCCAGTAGGAAATCTAGTGAATTCGCCTGTCGTTCTGCGTACTGCCAACTCGATCCTTCTGGCCAATGCGGACTCGCCTTTACTGACCAATAAGTCCAGTCGTGGCTGCAACTTATCGAGATACCTATCCAGGAAGGGACGAATCCTTCTCCAATTATTACTATCGCGGATTTGACAGTGTTCTTGTCTTACCTCCTCTTCCTTCTCTTCCTGCTGTTGGCGCATCCGCTCAGCGCGTCCCTTGGGGTCTAGCAGCGTTACAATTTCCTCTAATGCGTTGGCAATGCGAGCAAGCGAACCAGTATCGGCATCGCCGAAACCATTCCCATTAATTGCCTTGCGTATACACTCGTTCCTCTCCTTAGTATCCTTGCAGGACCACCCCCAAGATAAGCACTCTCTCGATAAGTTCTCTCTGTTAAGAAACATTTACGCCGCCCTCCAGACCTGATCGCCTGTCCGCGTTCGCGCGCCGGTCCACTTGATTTCTTCATGATCTAGCAGCACGCAGAATGCACGAAAAATATCCTCGGCGTCGAAGCGGTGTTTCAGCAGCCAGCACGCGCCCGAGACCGTCAACCGTCGCTTCGCAAGCTCCTTGGTGACGGCCTCGACCGGCGCGTTCTGGCGCTTCAGTTGGCGTAAATCCGTGTCCATGCCAAAAGATTCCTGTGTCGATCCATCTGGCTAAACTACCAAGGAATATCGTCTTCTTTCGAGGATGATTTATCAGCATCCATTGCCTTATCAAACTTCTCGTTGAGTTTGCTAATATCCTCGGGGGTTGTCTTGGCGACAGGTGCTGTTACGCGAGCCGCAAACGCCTCGGTTTCCGAGGGTTCCACCGGTTTTTGTTTGAGGTATTTGCCGAACATTGCGTCAAGCTGCCGAACGCCCTTCGGGGCCAGTGGCTTCACTTGCAGGCCGTTGCCATCCGACGCGACTTTCCAGCGTTCCACCGGATCGCCGGTCTTATAATGCGCCTCGTGGTCGCACCAAAATGGCGCTTCACGGTTACGTAAATCGCAACAATTGGTACTATCGAGGTCGATGTCGGCAAATGAATTGCTCGTAAATCCAAGTTTGCGGAGATTGTCGGTCACCCATTCCACAGTTTTGTCGGTAATGGTTTGAAATACAGATCGTTCATTGCGTTGGCCGCACGGCAACAGATCGCCATCAGGATCGTCGGGATTCACCGCGCCAATTACCTCGAAAGTAATGATGACTTGCGGATTGCCGTTGGAAGATTCGCTGAGTGCTTGGTGAACAATTTTCCCCCAGTATCGGCCGGGAGCGTAATACGGTCGTGCCATTAGACACCTTCCTTTCCATTCGATGTTGGTTGGTTGGTTTGTTTGGCTGTTTTCAGCGCCGACGAGAAAGCGTTCCACGCCTCTTGGCCGCTGTTGCCAAGGACAATATCCGACGGAAGCCCCATGCGGTTTTTGGCGTCGTAGGCCGCACAACGCTCGGTGTACATGATGCGCGTTTGGCCGCCAGTGGCCTTGCATTTCTTTTTGTCATCCTTCGACGTAAAGGTTTCGTAGTTCATGAACAAAATGGCGTCGGACCACTTGTTGGTGAGGCCCCACGTTTTGTGGTGCATATCAGGCTGCCATCGGTCGTAGTCGGGCCCCTCGGGATTTTTGAACGGCTTGACACAAGTGTGACAAAGACAAACGATCGCCATCTTGCGCCTTTCGCGCAATGCGTCGAGGCGTTGAATCAAATCCAACCAATCCGCACAGGCCACTTCAAAGCCGCGCATATAGCCCATGAATCCCGAATCAGTCCAGTCGTTTTTGAAGTCCCGACGACACACTTCCTCGTGGCACAGCTTTTCAGCGCCATTGAGCGTGTCAATGACCAGGGTGCGATAGTCGTGCGGATCATCCGTAAGCATCTGAATGATGCCTAATAGTTCCATCCATGTTTCAACTGCCGGAAAGTGCGGTAGTGCGGGAAGGCGATTGGCGTCGATGAGGGTCTCCAATCCTGTCTCGCCGCGAGTCTCAATAAAGATCGGCGACGGTGCATAGGCGGGCAGAGATGTTTTGCCGATGCCCTCCACGCCGTGGATGACATAACGGTTTGGCAGACCGTTGCCGGACTTGGTAATGTCGGCCATGGAAAAGCGGCGACTTGTTGATCCCGCTACCATCGCAGTTTCGCCGGCAACTTGCCGGGTGTTAGTTGGTGCAGCCACAATTGGTTTCCTTTCGCTGTGCGTTCCACCATGCCTCTAAGGCCGTATGCCAGAGGCTCCCAAAAAAGAGTGCTTCGCGTTCTTCGGCATCTTGACGTTCGATGCCCAATTCGTACTGGTAGTAGTGCTTTCGTCGGCATGTTTGGAAACAACGAATGCGGCTGTTCGTCAACACGTCGCGGCCATCCCCATCCAGGGCCGGTAGTTCGGAATGAACGGTCGGCTTGCGCTGCCACCGGTCGGAATTTGGTTGGTCGTAATCTGAACACAACCCCAGGAAAACGCACGGCGACCCATACAACATACAGGCTCCGGAATTGCGCACCGGAAGGCGAGTATCTCCGTTTTTTGAATGTTTTCGCATGATGGCCCGCGTTGCCAAAATATCTTGAGAATGCTGCCACAATTCCCTGGCATATTCCAGGATGTTCGCGTCCAGCCGCACGAGAAACCGTCGTTGAAAGTACCAATCAGGACGGATCGTTGTGCAATCTTTGACAAGCCGAGCTTCGTACATTTCCAGGGTTTCACGGTCGTTGACCGGCACGGCGGCCAGGGTGTCTTCGGACATTGCCGTATCGCAGTAGGATCGCTCCGCACATACCCGCGCACGATCGGCTTTCGTGAGTTTTTTGGGAGCTATGGTTGGCTTGCGCAAAACATCCCAAACCGCGCCGTCACATTTCAGGCCGCTAAGCCAATCAATCAGCATGTAGTGTGTCGGTTGTGCTTCGATAGCCAACTGTTGCCAATATGGGGCATTAGGGTCGGATATGTCTTGGCTGCATGTTTTTGCGTCCATAAGCAATCGGCGACTGCCATCCGTGACAATCACGTCTTCCTTCCCAGCTATTCGAAATGTACGACTTATGGAATTGGTGTCGGGATTGACAAGATCAGCCTGAACGAACTGCTCCACCGCCAGGGGTTTATAGCTTTGATCGCGCCAGCGTGCGTTGTATCCCACCACCAGGGCACGACACTTGGCGGCAACCAACTGAGTCCTGTCGTCATCGACACCCTGCGTTTGGGCATTGATTGCGGCAATCGCTGCGGTGGCAGGTGGTGATAATTGGTTCACGTAATCGTTCCTTCCTGTTCAGTTGGGGAGTCCGGCCAACTCAGCCGGATGGCTTTTGTCGCAACTACTCGCCAACCGTTGCTCCCCGTAGGTTGTGTGACTCGCTCTCCCGAGCGTACTTCCGGCAAAGTGCCATGTGATTTTTCTGCGCGTCGCCACAT